TCAATTAGGCGATCTTTACACATTTGAAATGAGATGTGATAGATACGAATACTCTAGTGAAAGAATCGATACTGATGTTCCTGCAATTGATGCAATTGAAGATCAGTATAGTCTATCTACAACAAACATAGAAAAATCTCTACTTGAAGATGATACATTGCTATTGTTAGAAGACGGAGATTATGTTATTGATGAATCTAACATTGTTCTTGCTTCTGAAGTTTCTGCAGATAACATATTCATCGGGCAGAAAATCATTACAGATGATATATTAGATTTCTCAGAGAAAAACACTTTCGCAGATTCAAGGACTTTCTAATCATGATGTTCGGACACGATTTTTATCACGGCACATTAAGACGATACATTTTAATGTTCGGTAATCTATTCAATGAAATTCAAGTTGAACGGGATGATGCTAATGGAGCAAAAATACAAAGTATTAATGTTCCAATTGAGTATGGTCCAAAACAAAAGTTTATCACAAGAGTTTTAACTGACCCAACTTTGAATAGAGAAATTTCAATCACAATTCCAAGACTCGGATATGAATTCACAAATTTATCTTATGCTGGACAAAGAAAATTAAATAGCGCACATAGAATTGTAAAAGGTATCAATACTGGCGGTACTGACTTTGATTATACATACACTCCAGTTCCTTATGATATGGATTTTACGTTAAACATTTTCGTAAAGAATACTGAAGATGGTCATCAAATTGTAGAACAGATTATTCCATTCTTTACTCCAGATTTTACTGTCACAATGAAAGTTCTACCAGAACTTGGCATAACAATGGATATTCCAATTGAATTGACAAGTGTTAATTCAGAAGACTCTTATGAAGGAGACTTTGAATCTCGTAGAGTGCAGACATGGGATTTAAATTTTACAGTCAAAGGATATCTATTCGGACCACTCAACAAATTCAAATACATTGCTAATGCTGAAGTTAATACTGGATTTTTGGTTGAAAATGCAATTGTAACAACTCAAACATTTAGTGGAGATGAATCTTTTACTATTACTGAAACTACTACTAGTATATGAAAAAAACTATAGATGAAAAATTGAATAGCATTTTTGAAATTCCATCAACAGCAGTTTCACAAGATGCAATCATTGATGTAATTCCTTCAAGAAATGAAGATCATCAAACAGTAGATTCTGATTATGAGTACGCAAGAGATAATCTTCGTGGTCTAATTGAGAATGGCAAAGTCGCAATGGATAACATTATCTTTCTTGCTAAAGAAGGTGAGTCTCCAAGAGCATATGAAGTCATCGGTCAATTGATTAAAACTCTTTCTGACACAAACAAAGATTTGATTGAATTGAGCAAGAAAGTAAGAGAAGCTAAAGGCAAAGATGTGCAACAGCAACAACCACAGAATGTAACAAACAATTCTCTATTTGTTGGTAGCACTGCAGAATTACAAAAACTTATTAATTCTAAAAATGAATGAAACACCAAAGTCATATTTGGGGAATTCTTTACTAAAAGCATCTAATGTAAAGATCAATTTTAGTAGAGGAGAAGTTGAAGAATATTTAAAATGTGTGAGTGATCCTATCTATTTTATAGAAAAGTATTGTAAAATTGTCACACTTGATCATGGTCTTCAATCGTTCAAACTATACGATTGTCAAAAGAAAAAATTAAAGATTATTCATGAGAATAGAAAAGTCATTCTCATGGAAGGGCGTCAGCAAGGTAAGACAACAACATCTGCTGCATACATTCTTTGGTATACATTGTTCCAATCAAGCAAGACTGTAGCGATTCTTGCAAACAAAGCAAGTGCAGCAAGAGAAGTTTTATATCGTTATCAAATCATGTATGAAAATCTTCCTAAATGGTTGCAGCAGGGCGTGACTACTTGGAACAAAGGCGACATTGCATTAGAGAACGGATCAATCGTATTTACTGCAGCAACAAGTGCATCAGGTATTCGTGGTAAATCCGTAAACATGTTATATGTTGACGAAGCAGCAATCATACCAAATAACATTGCAGAACAATTTTTCACTTCAGTCTATCCTACAATTTCTGCTGGTGAAACTACAAAGATTCTATTGTCATCTACTCCTCTAGGCTACAATCATTTCTGGAAATTCTGGAATGATGCTGAAAATAATAGAAACGGATTTGTGAGTCTATTCATTCCGTATTGGGAGATTCCTGGTCGAGATGATGTATGGGCAGAGACACAAAGAAAACTATTAGGCGAAATCAAATTCAATCAAGAGGTTCTATGTAACTTCTTGGGTTCAAGCATGACACTAATATCTTCTGGAACAATTGGTCAAATGTCAGCTAATCAAATTATTCATTCGAAGGATGGTTTAGATATATACGAAAAAGTAGAAAAAGATCATGCTTATGTTATTGTCGCTGATACAGCAAAAGGTGTTGGTGCAGACTACTCAGCATTCGTTATTCTAGACATTACAAAAATGCCTTATGTGATGGTTGGTAAGTATAGAAACAATGAGATTAGTCCACTACTATATCCGTCAGTCATAAACAAAGTTGGAAAAGAATACAACGAAGCATATGTTCTAATAGAAATCAACACATCAGAACAAGTCGCAGAAATTCTTTATAGTGAATACGAATACGAAAACATCATATCAGTTTCCAGAACAACTCAAGGACAAGTCGTTAACGGTGGCTTTGGTAATGGAAAAACACAACTTGGTGTTATGACAGACAAAAAAGTAAAGCGTATTGGATGCTCAAACTTTAAATCAATGCTTGAAGAAAAGAAACTTCTAATTCATGACGCAGACACAATCTCAGAAATCTCAACATTCATTCAAAAGCGTGATAGTTTTGCTGCTGATGAAGGATATCACGACGATTTAGTAATGCCTCTAGTGCTATTTTCATGGCTCACAACAAACTCATACTTCAAAGAACTAACAAACATAAACATTAGAAAAGAATTGTATGATGCCCGCATTAAGATGATTGAAGATGAAATCACACCTTTCGGTTTTATAAATACAGGAAAAGAAGAAACTCAATTTGTTGATTCTGGTGGGCAGGTATGGGATACAGCAAGCACACACAAAAGCGATTTTTTATAAATAAATTGAAGTAAACTCAAATATAAAATTATTATAACAAGGAGAATTCAATGGCTATTAGCTTAATTTCACCAGGAATCAAGGTCACTGAACAAGATTTAGTATCTTCCCAACCCGTAACTGCTTCTACTGCTGGCGGATTTGCTGGTCAGTTCCGTTGGGGACCAATTGAATATCCAACATCAGTAACTTCTGAAACTAATCTAGTCGAAAGATTTGGAAAACCAAATGCGACTAACATTGTTGATTTTCTTTCAGCAGCTAACTTTCTAGGATATTCTAATCAACTATTCGTTGTTAGAACAGCAAACACACCTCTAAATGCTACTGCAGAAGCAACAACAGGATCTGGTACAGCTGGTACTGGAACTCTAATCAAGAACCAAGACGTTTATCTAAACACAGCATCGTTTAACGTCGGACCATGGCTAGCAAAGTATGCTGGCGCATTAGGAAACTCAATTAAAGTTTCTATTTGTCCAAGTGCAAATGCATGGACATCAACACTAACTGGAACATTTACAGTTGCTGTTGGTGGAACATTAGTGACTGGTTCAGGCTCCGCAGCTAACACAGAACTAACAATTGGAGACTATGTTACTCTAAACGGACGTACAATTAGAGTTTCCAACACAATCAATGCAAATGCTTTCAGCTTGTCGACAGCACACTTGACTGGTGCAACATCAGCATCAGCAACTCGTAGATGGGAATACTTCAGCGAGTTTGACTCAGCTCCAGGAACATCAACAATGGCTGGATTGCAAGGCGCATCAAATGACGAACTGCACATTGCAATTGTTGACGAAGAGGGTGACATTACTGGTACAGCTGGAACAGTTTTAGAGAAGTTTGGTTATCTATCAAAAGGATCTAATGCTAAATCAGACAATGGTGGTACAAACTACTATAAAACAGTTATCAATGATCGCTCACAATATGTTTGGTGGGCAGCACATGATAATGCTGGAACAAACTGGGGTAATGCATTCATCACATCTGGTGCTGCAGTAACATATACAGCAATTGCTAAACCAAAGACTTATTCTTTAGCTGGCGGTTCTGATGGTAATACAGTTACTGACGGTGATCGTACAACAGCGTTTGGAAAACTTTCAAACAAGCAAGAGATCCCAGCAACAATTATTGTTACTGGTCAAGCAAATGCTTCTGTTGTTAATAGAATCATCTCCGATGTTGCTGAAACAAGAAAAGACGTTGTTGCGTGTATCTCTCCACTAAGAGCAAACGTTGTTAATAATGCTGGTTCAGAAGCAAGTGCAATTGCAACATGGGCGGACACAATCACACGTTCTACATACGCTGTTGCGGATAGTGGATGGAAGTATCAGTACGACAAATACAATGACACATACGTTTATGTTCCATTGAATCCTGATACTGCTGGTATCATTGCTAGAAATGATGCTACAAGAGATCCTTGGTTATCGCCTGCTGGATATGCAAACGGCGGTGTTCAAAATCTAGTTAGACTAGCATTTAATCCAAATCAAGATGAGCGCGACACACTTTATAAGACTTCAGTAAATCCTGTGTTTACACAAGTTGGTCGTGGAACTGTTCTATTCGGTGATAAGACTTTCACAACAAAACCAGTTTCGACAAATAGAATCAACGTTCGTAAATTGTTCATCGAATTACAAAGAACAATTTCTGATGCAGCGAATGCAGTTCTATTTGATCAGAATGATGAAACAACAAGAGCATCATTCGTTAACTTGGTTGTTCCTTATCTAAGAAGTGTGCAAGCTAGAAGAGGTATTACAGCATTTAGCGTGATTTGTGACGAAAGAAACAATCCACAAACTGTTGTAAATAACAATGAGTTTATTTGTGACATTTTTGTTCAACCAATTCGCTCTGTTAACTTTGTTCAACTTAATTTTGTCTCTGTTGCTGGAACTGTTGCATTCACCGAAGTTACTGGTGGATAAATACAGTATATAAACATAACGGAGAATAAAAATGGCATTTAACACGTTAGAACAGTTAAAACAGGCGATTAAGACTGGAGCCAGATCAAATCTATTTACAGTCACTTTAGCAATTCCTGGAGGATTCGGTGGAACTGCTACCGATGCAAATGGAAATGAAATGATATCGAAGTTTCAATATTTGTGTAAAGCGGCACAGCTCCCAGGATCAACTCTGGGAGCAATTGAAATTCCATTCATTGCTGGTCGCCGCTACAAAATTGCTGGAGATAGAACTTTTTCTGATTGGACAACTACAATCATGTCCGATCAGAATCAAAAAATTAGAAAAGCACTAGAAGATTTGCAAAGAACATATGCACCAACTAATCTTGGTGATACAAATTCTTATGCATCAAGAACTGGAGCAGCTGATACTGACTTCGGAATTATTGAAGTGACTCAATTCGATTTAAGTGGAACTGCAGTATACAAATGTCAACTAAGAAATGCATGGCCAAGTGATATTTCGACAATTGATTTGTCATATGATTCTACAGATACACTTGAAGAATTTACATGTACTTGGTCATACGATTATTTTGTTTATACTGAACTATAATAAACAATCAACATAAGGAATAATCATGGCCTCATTTTTTGACATTTCCCAGTTTAGGGCTGCACTTAATGCTGGAGCAAAACCAAATCTATTTGAAATAAATTTGAAATTGCCTACAGGAATTCCTAATGGAGTTGGATCTGCTGGACAAAATGCAAATTTTAATACTACCTTTAGAGTTCTATGTAAATCTGCAGCAATTCCAGCATTATCTGTTGGAGTTATTGAAGTTCCATATAGAGGAAGAAGAATTAAACTTCCTGGAGATAGAACTTATGGTGACTGGACAATAACAATCGTTAATGATAATAAACAATTAATGCGTAAAGCATTTGATAGATGGTTAAAGTATATCAATGATCCAGACGCTACTGCAAACATTCGTAGTACACAAGATATTGATTATAAAGTTTCTATTGACATTGCACATTTAAAGATTAATGGTCTTGCAAGTCGTAGATATCAATTAGTTGATGCATTCCCAACAGATGTTTCAGCAATTGATTTATCATATGACACAACTGATGCAATTCAAGAGTTTACCGTAACATTCATGTATAATCACGTTTTATTTGGTGATACTGCAGCAAGTATTGATGCTGATGCACCTGCTGTACCAACAACAACAACCTAATATCATTCCAATATGAATTATACGCATACATAAATAGATGCGTAATAGTGTCAGGATGGGGGCTATTATGCCCCCATTCGTTTTTTAGGAATAAAAAATGGCCATAAAACTTTTCGGATATAAGATCGGCAAAGAAGATGCCGAATCAGAGAAATTAAAATCGTTCGTTCCAGCTAATGATGATGATGCATCAGTATCGATAGCTGGTGGCGGAGTATACGGTACATACATTGATTTAGAAGGTCAGATTAGATCTGATGCTGATTTAATTAAAAAATATCGTGAAATGGCACTTCAGCCAGAATGTGATGCTGCGATTGAAGACATTGTAAACGAATCTTTAGTTTTTGAAGATGGTGATTATCCAGTTCAAATTGTACTAGATAAACTTGAACAACCAGAATCAATTAAAAAGAAAATTCGTGATGAATATCATTTCGTTATGAAACTTTTAGATTTTAATAATCAAGGCTACGATATTTTTCGTAGATGGTATGTTGATGGTAGACTTTACTATCACATGCTCATTGATGAAAAGAATCCAAGAAGTGGATTAAAAGAAGTTCGTTATGTGGATCCAAGAAGGATTCGTAAAGTTAGAGAACAGAAGAGAGATAAAACTCAAATAAATGTAAATGCACTTCCTTCACAAAACTATGTCGATTACTTTATTTACTCAGACAAAGGTTTTGCTAGAGATGGATCTCAAGGCATTAAGATTGCTTCAGATGCTATCTGTTATATAAACTCTGGCATCACAGACAAAGATGGCAAAGTGATTATTTCACATTTGCATAAAGCAATCAAGCCACTAAATCAGTTGCGTATGCTTGAAGATGCAACAGTCATCTATAGAATCTCAAGAGCACCAGAACGTAGAATTTTCTATATTGACGTTGGTAATTTACCAAAGATGAAAGCTGAACAATATCTTCGCGACATTATGCAAAGATATAAGAACAAGATTGTATATGATGCACAGACTGGAGAGATTCGCGACGATAGAAGATTCCAAACTATGCTTGAAGACTTCTGGTTGCCAAGAAGAGAAGGTGGCAAAGGAACTGAAATCACAACTCTTCAGGGTGGTCAAAATCTAGGAGAGATTGATGATGTTTTATATTTTC